TGAATGGATTGACTGCGAACACGCAATACTTTGCAACGGGTACAAGCGGAACAGACTTTGCGATTAGTTCAGTAACAGACACACATACATTTAACCTTCCAACTGCATCAGCAACAAATAGGGGTGCGTTAAGTAGTGCTGATTGGACTACATTTAACAATAAAGTCCCAACTACACGCACACTTACTATAAATGATGTGAGTTATGACTTGAGTGCGAATAGGACTTGGGATGTTGGTGATTATGGAACTTGGTAATTAAAATAAGATAATACAAGATATATGGCAAATACATTAAGATTTAAAAGGGGTTTAGTTGCAACAATACCAACTGCGGTATCAGGTGAGCCATTATTTACAACAGATACCTTTGATTTGTATATAGGTAATGGAACTACGAACACTCGCTTTCAAAAGTATATTGCAAGTGGAACAACATCACAACTTTTAAGGGGTGATGGATCGTTGCTTACAATGCCTATTGTATTAACAAGTCCATCCAATGGTCAAGTGCTAAAGTACAATGGTACTAATTGGGTCAATGATAGCGATGCAGGTGTGACAGGTAGTGGCACAACAAACTACCTACCTAAGTTTACAGGTACAAGTACAATAGGGAATAGTCAAATTTTTGATAATGGAACGTATGTTGGTATAGGTACTACATCACCTGCTACAAAATTAGAAATTGTAGGAGCATCAGGTTTACAGGTAAGAAATGGGGCAGCAGATGGTTTTTCTTTTCAACAAGCAAATACAAATACTTGGGCGTGGACAGGACTTACAGCAGGGTCAAACTACATTATTCAAAATGCTAACGTAGGTATAGGTACTTCAAATCCTGCTGCTAAATTTGTTGTAAGTAACGCAGGAGCAAGTGGTCTTGAAATTGACCCTATTGGTGGCATAGGAAGCGGAGTATTATTTCAAGCATATAATAGAAGTACATCAGCATATATGGCACAGTCATATTATGCTCTTTCACATACATTTAATGTTGGTAGTGGTGGTGCAACAAGGGTTCTTGATATCACTTCAGCAGGTAACGTTGGTATAGGTACTACATCGCCTGCAAGAGCATTGCACGTTTTAAGTGGTGTAGGTACTGCACAAATACAAAGTAGTGGTACAACTTCGCATATGTATTTTGGCGATGTAAATAGTTCTGTAATAGATAACCAAGGTATAGGTTCTGTCGGAAACAATCTTTGGTTTTCAGCAGGTGGTTTAGAACGCCTCCGCATCACAAGTGGCGGCAACCTCCTTGTGGGAACTACGGCTGACTCGGGATATAAACTTGATGTAAGTGGTACAGGAAGGTTTAGTGGTCAAGTAAGATTTGGTACAGGTTTATATATTAACCCTAATGGAGATTTATATCAACCATTTACAGGACAAATACAAATATCAGGAGCAGCAGCAAATACAACTTATCCTTCATACGGATTTTATGGAGATACAGGAATAGGTATGTATAGAGAAAGTGCTGATACGTTAGCATTTGTTACATCAGGAGTAAAAGCACTTACCATATCATCCACAGGAGCAGCAACATTCTCAAGTAGTGTAACGGCAGGTGGAAGTATAGCAAGTGGTTTAGGTTTAATTGTAGCAAATGCAACAAATGCAAGAAGATTTGAATTAGGATATAGTACAGGTGCAGGGTATAATTTTTTCCAGGTTTATGATGGTGCTGCTTTTCAGCCTATGATGATAAACAATTTATTGTACTTAAATGGTTCTTCTAACGTAGGTATAGGCACTCCATCGCCTGCGGCAAAACTACATTTAGTTGATAGTGTAGAGTCAGAAATAAGAACTCAATACTCAACAACAAGTAGTGGTAAATTAATTACAGGAAATGGGTTTACTACAATAGGTTCAATCACAAATGACCCTCTTGTGTTTGTTAGCAATAACACCGAGAGGATGCGTTTCACAAATGGCGGAAACCTGCTTTTGGGAAGTACGAGCGATACGGGGGAGAAATTCCAACTGACGGGTGCAGGTATTGTTTCTGGATTGTTTACTGTTAGTGGGTCAACTGGTATTCCTGCAACTACTGCTACATATATTAGGTTTGCAAGTGGATTCTCTTCTCCTGACATTGGAAGGATGTACATAGGAGATGGAAGTGGATGGAAATTCCATATGTCAAAAAGGTTATCATCAACCACAACTGACTTGATTACATTCTTTGACAACGGATCGGTACAAACATCAGCACCAACCGGATATGCTGCTAAACCATACAAACTGGGTGAAGTGTTGACAGGGGCAACAACAGCAGATAGGTCAATAGCAGTAGAAATAGATGGAACGGTTTATTTCTTGTTGGCAAGTACAACATTACCATAATTTATAAATATTTAATAAACAAAAACAAATAGAATATGACAACGTACAAATGGATTATTTCGCAAATGAACGAGTACCCAACAACTCCTGACAACCTTAGTGATGTGGTGTTCACAGTACATTGGAGGAGACAAGCAGAGCAAGTTGATGGTGACAAGACATGGTTCGCTGAAACTTATGGTGCCCAAAGCGTTCCTTCTCCTTCACCAGAAGATTTTACTCCATATGCTGACTTGACACAGGCAATTGTAGAGGGATGGTTAGAAGCATTTTTGGATGTGGTAGCAATTGATGCATCACTTGACGGGCAGATTGAGAACCAAAAGAACCCAAAAGAAGTGTCCCTTCCTTTGCCTTGGTTGACAAATAATATCTAAATTTGTAAAAATTAAATACTATGACACTTATTGAACTGAAAGCAGCAGCTTACGATCTTTTAGCAAATTTAGAACATCTCCAAAAGCAACTTCAAGAGGTTAATCAGAAGATTGCCGAGGAGCATCAAAAAGAGAACAACGAAAATGGATAAAAAAATTAGTGCATTACCGATTTCATTTGAGCAGTTCAGCAAAGACCCAGTAAAAGGTTTTCTGTTCATTACATTGATTGCAATTGGTTACTTATATGTTGACCAAAAGATGCAATACACCGAGCAGATTGAACGGCAAGGAAGCAAGATAGAAAAGTTAGAAGCAAAGATTGATGCTCTTGGTATGCAACTAAAGAGGTCTGATTCATTGCTCTCAGCGACAACATCTAAAATCTTAGTCCTTCAAGAACTTGGTAAAATCAAATGAAACGATTAATTGTATTACTATTTATCTCATCATGTGCCAACCCTGTCAAAGAGGAGAAAGTCCTTTTTGATGGGGTTGATACTATCCTTATGCAATCAAGGGAACACATTGACACTATTGTAAAGTTCCTCCCAAAAGTTGACAAGCACATTGAGAAAGCAGAGAAGCAAGTATTGCTAAACGTATTAAGCATAAAATTGCAAAATGCTAAACTCAAAGAGGATGCAAAAATAGTCAAGACTATTACGATTAGAGATACCATTATAATTAAGGAAAAGACTAATTTTTGGGGTAGAAAGAAAACCTCTACCGATTCCATTTCATCAATTGACTCAACTGAAAATCAATGAAACAATTCTTTTGCGAAGAAAACGGCAGACTATCAATGAAGCGTTTATGTGGATTTATCTGCGTAATGATTATTTGCGTAACAATGTATCACAATTCATTCTACGAAACTGAACCATCAGAAGCATTGGTTTACTCTGTATCTGCTCTTGCGTTTGGTTGCTTGGGTTTAACTTCAGCAGAGAAAATATTCAAGAAGGATGAAAACAAAGATTAGTCTTTTATTGCTTTTACTTGTTGGGTGCAACCCTGTTAAGCAGGTATTGCGTGACCAAGATAAACTTGAGGAAGTTGCAAAGGTTGTGGTTAAAGGGGGGTGGTGTGCAAATGATACTACCTTTATTGTCAAATCTGATACCTTGGTTGAGTTTGACACTTTAGTAAACATAGATATTCAAGTTGATACACAAAAAGTAAACGAATTTGTTTATATAACCAATTGGAAAACAAGAGATATAATCAAGTCTGTAACCATCCATGACACAGTTAAGTCCTTCATTGTAGATAATGCCCGTGTGAGGTTATTACAGGCAGATTCAGCACGTTTAGGTGGAGAGGTAATAGAATGGAAAGGAAAGGCAAAGAGAAGGCAAATTTGGTTGTTTGCAATCATTGCAATGATATTCGGTGCATTATACATTAAATCTAAAATATGAAACTGAACAAAGAAGGTGCAGACTTAATTAAATCATTTGAAGGATGTAAACTTAAAGCATACCAATGCTCTGCAATGAAGTGGACTATTGGGTATGGAAATACTTTCTTTGAAGATGGTACACCAGTTGTTGCAGGAAATGCAATATCTCAAGAGAAAGCAGAACAACTCTTTGAAATAATTGCAAGTGATTTCTCTGATAAGGTTGTAAAATTAGTTCCATCGCATATAACCCCTAACCAATTCGGTGCATTAGTTTCATTTGCATATAATTGTGGAATTGCAAATCTTCAGAAGTCAACATTGTTGAAAAAGGTTATTGCTAATCATAATGACTTAAGCATAAAGGCAGAGTTCTTAAAGTGGAACAAAGCAGGTGGCAAGGTTCTTGCAGGTCTTACAAGAAGAAGAGAAGCAGAATCTAATCTATATTTCAAATGACAAAGGTTAACATTTGTGCAGATTATCGTGAAAGGTTCGGATGGGATATGCCGACCTTAAAACTTGCAAGGATTGTCTATCAAGATAATCCTTTGCTTTTTAATTCAATTGAAACGGCAAGAACGGCATTAAGAAGCATTGAAGGTAAAGCAGGTCAGAGAGTAGCAATCAGAAAAGAGGTTGATGGAAGACCTAAGAATCCTTATAACTTGCCACAATCTGATGAGGCAATTTATGAACCTTATCAACTAAAAGCGAAGCGTTTGTTGGTTCTTTCCGACATCCACATTCCTTACCATAGCATTGATGCGTTAACCTGTGCTTTTGATTATGCAAAGGATGAGAAACCCGATGCAATACTTTTGAATGGTGATACACTTGATTTCTTTGGATTGAGTAGGTTTGCTAAAGACCCAAAGGCAAGGTCATTTGCACATGAACTAAAAACATTTAAGGAATTTATGGATGTGCTGAAAAGTACATTTGATGCCAAGATTTACTTTAAGATTGGAAACCACGAGGAAAGATACTTTCACTTCCTTTGGATGAAAGCACATGAGATTGTTGGGGTAGAGGAGTTTGAACTTGAAAATATCATCAAGTCAAGAGCAGAGGGAATTGAGATAATTAAGGACAAGCGCATAATGAAAGCAGGTGATCTTAATATTATTCATGGTCACGAGTTTGGTGGATCAGTATTCAGTCCTGTAAACATTGCCAGGGGATTGTTTTTAAGGGGCAAGGTAAGTGCTATGCAAGGCCATAATCACCAGACCTCAGAGCATACTGAAAGAGATATGAATGGGCGCATCACAACCACATTCTCAGTTGCTTGCCTTTGTGAATTGCATCCGGCCTATCTCCCCATTAACAAATGGAATCATGGATTTGCCATTGTTGATATTGATGGACAAGAATTTGAAGTAAGAAATAAGAGAATACATAACGGCAAAGTTTTGTAATATGGAAGATGATCTTGTTTTAGGCGATGAACAAGAGGTTGAGGAGATTATAGAGGAAATATCATACACAGAATACATATCAGCATCAGTTGAGGTTTTGACGATGCTTGAGAGTGCAAATCCTATGACAAAAAGTGAAGTAAAAAGGGTAGAAAGTTTAAGAAAGATGTGTTTTGAGATGCTTGAATTTTCGGTAAAATCCATGCACGAAACTTTGTTTTGTAGTTAGTTTTTTGGTTGTTTTTTTCCCCCTTCATGTCTATGAGGGGGTTTTTTCATATTATTAAAAAAAATATATATCTATTTTGTGTTTTGTATGTATTAAGTATATATCTTTGCTAAAACATTAAAACATGAAAGAAATTAGAGAACTAAGAAAACAAAAGGGTTTAACCCAAGAAAAGTTGGCATCACTTAGTGGTGTTACAACAGTTACGGTGAACAGAGCAGAAAACTCTGGTAAGATGAGGCAATCAACTTATATCAAATTGGTCAACACATTAAATCAACTCCAAGATGCTATATCTATGCCTGTTGCTTCTGGCTTGTAGTTTAGTGGGGATAGTGATGATTAATTATGACAAGAGTAATGTACAAAAAATGGTACAACGCAGAACCTTATATCAAATCCCGTCAGCCTTCTGGGATGAGTACAACTCACTCACCCTTGACATCTACTATATGTCAAAAGGAAGTGCAGAAGCCATTAGGTACAAGATTGAGGATTTTGAGTACAAGTATAGCCAAACTGTTGACCAAATGGTTTACAACGATAAAATGGCAGAGATACTTAGGTGTTACCAAATGAAGCAAGAATTTTTAAACAATAAAACAAAGCAAAATGGGACTAACTAACAGTCAAGGCGGATCAAAAGTGTTTTTAAGCATCAGTAACGGAAAACTCGTGAGGAGTTTTAAAGAAAAGACAGAAGGTGCGGTGTCTCGCATCAACAAGGCAGGTCGTGAAGTCTATGAGATGTTCTATGACTCTCTTGAGGGAACAATCAAAGAAGTAGGCACAAAGGAGTCAGACTATGGCAAATTCCTTGTGGTACAAGTTGAGTCAAATGGTGTGAATTATCAGCTTGAGATGAACTTCTCATCTGGTTACTCGGCATCTTTTCTCAAGACACTTCCAAATGTCAACCTATCGCAAAGGGTGCAAATCACCCCAAAGCTGACCATTGAAGGTGACAAGAAAAAGTCAGTATGCTTCCTCAACCAAAATGGTGGTGGACTCAAGTGGGCATTTACTCGCGAGAACCCAAATGGTATGCCTGACCTGGTTAAGATCAAGGTAAAAGGCAAAGACACTTGGGATGACTCAGATAGAATGGAGTTCCTTGAGAACAATGCCAAAAGCCTATTTGGTGCCAAGGCTGAAGAATCAGATGAAGTTCCTTTTTAGTTAACAGAGTCAGGTAGCACGTAATGGGTAAATGGTTAACTCATCCTTAATAATGGTTGTGCGTTGCAGGTTCGAGTCCTGCTCTGACTCCTCACTTTTAAACAAAAACTATGCAGAATTTCAACATTGACATCAACAAAGGCCGTATTGAGTTCGTGGACAATCGGTTCTATGCTACTGAGAACGGCAATTATGTGCCATCAGTCACCACAATTTTAGAAGCATACCCAAAGGACGCAGCCTTCTTTAAATGGCTCAAAGATGTGGGTCAAGATGCTGACACCATTCGTGATGAGGCAGGGCGCAGAGGGTCACTTGTGCATGAACTGACTGAGCAATATGACCAACACCAAGAAGTGACATTTGTCAACCAATATGGAAAGCCTAAGTACAAGATGCTTGAGTGGGCGATGTTTGAGAGGTATGTTGACTTTTGTAATACACAGACTCCAAAGATGCGAATGATGGAGATGCACTTCTCATCTGATGTGCTTGGGTTTGCAGGCACAATTGACAGAGTGCTTGAGATAAATGGAAAGGAGTACCTTGTTGACATCAAGACCTCCAATAATATGCACGAGTCATATTGGCTGCAATTGGCAGCTTATAATGAGTTGTTAAAGGAATACGACTACCATGTTGAAGGAGTGGCTATTTTGTGGCTTAATGCCAAGACAAGGACTGCCGGAAAGGGAGGAGCAATACAAGGTATTGGTTGGCAATTGCTCACCAGAACGCTTGAGGAATCAGCAAAGGACTGGCAGACATTCCAAACAACATTTAAGCTATGGAAGTCAATCAATGAGGA